AATACGCTACCGTAGGTAAGGTGCCTGGAGCCACACCATCGATCTTATACGTCACAGCACCATTAAGGGCTACCTTTACCTCAAGACAATGGGTATCCCCGTCGCCCCAATCTTCTGTAGTATCTGTAGTAACTGTTGTATTATTGTTAATCACGGATGATATATTTATAGTACCACTAACAACATCAAAAGCCGCCATTTCGTCATAGGCATCCAAAGCTACGGCTTGGTAATCTTCTGCTTTTCTAAACCCAACCATCAGATTATCCGAACCAGAAACATCAGCAACATCAAACGTACATCTGAAATGAAATGGGCCATCGGTGCCTACTTTAAACGCCGATCCATTACCTGCTAAAATTCCGGGACAAATCTCAAGCCCTTCATCATTAGCAACATCTAAACCGATAGATAATCCAGTAGAAATCCTAACTGGTGCAACCACAGATGCGGTTCCTACAATATGGTACTCGAAGATATTAGCTCCGGTAAACATAAGATTCTCATCTCCTGCTGTCCCTGTTGCAGCACCAGCCCCTATCTTAGCTACACAAACCGGCTGGAACTGGAACGTATCAAAAGCACCTTTTGGTCTTAGACCACCGTACTTAACGATGCTGGGAACCTGGAAATACCTATCAGAAGACTTTACACTCCTAAAGGCTACTTCCCGTCCAGCGACATGGGCAATAATATCCACCGATGTTTTAGTTGAATAAAACTGAGCCAAGCCGTTATTAGGACGGAGACCTGTAACTGTCGATGTGCGTACCATAGGATTCGTAACAGAGGTGTCGCCTGATCGTTCTGCCTTTAATGTGGATGCTGTTTGTGTTCCAGCATCATACACCGCCACATAACTCAAATCTGTTATAGGTTCACCTCGTTCATCACAAAACTGCACCTGAAACATGCGATATTCTGCTGCTGAGACCGTTGCACATAGCATAGCCAGTAACAATAATGTTATAATAAACTTTTTCATTATAAATACCTTTCGTTTTTTTTTTATTTTTTCTTTAATAAAGTAGGGGAGACCTTACTCCCCTACTCCACGGTTTTCTTTAAACTGCCCTAAAAGGGTCTACCGTTATCTTTCTGTGGCTACCGTATCCGCTACAATAGTAGCAAAGTCTTGCTGTGCCGTATCGGTATTCTGATCGATACCTGGGTCATTCCATACTGTTTTGGAAACACCATAAATCGAATCTACTCCGACACCTGGCTTACGCCCATAATCAAAATCTTTCTGATGTTTCTTCCAAGGCTGTGCCCAAGCCAGACAACCAGCCTGTGCTCCACACATAACCGCACGACACATTCTGGCTGTGCCGTCCGCAGGAGTTACGCCAAAAATATTAGTTGCCGTATTAGGATCTTCAAACGATTCACCAGCAATTCTGGTGGGAAGCCGTTCAAGCTCATATACGATAACATCATTCCAGATACCTTTGATACCACTGAACATACGCTGCATCTGATCAGACATGCCCTGTTTCCCAAACAATGGGTTCATCAGGCCACGGACGTTAGCAGACTGCTGCGTGGTGTTCCAGTTATCGTCATACTGCAAATCCATTCCCTGAAGAGGATGGATAAACAGAACATAATAACCTTTGCCGTTGATCTTGATCGGGCGGAACTTCGGTGCTGCCAATTGTGCCTTGATTCGCATAGAATCAATGATCTTGGTTCCGAACAGGTAGTCTGTGTACGTACCTGTTAAAGCTGCTGGATTTGCATAGGTGCTCACAACACCAGCGTTTGTCTGACCCGCTCTTAGGATTCTGCTGGACGATGGGGCATGTTCATTGACTGTCTCGACTTCTGATGTATCTTCTCCAACATAGGTTCCTGCATTACCCAAACCGCACAAAGCATAAACCATATCATTTTCAAGGCGTTCAGGTGACCAGTCGCCCATGAGGGCTTCAGTAGCTTCCCGAATAATGTCAATCGAGGTGTACTGTTCGGACATAATACCTTTAGCACGAACCGCATGAGACCTCTCATGCACACCAACCTGGAAGTTGAAGAAACTCAAAGCCTCTTCATTTCCTTCCATGTCGCCATCATCACCCTGGCCTTCACCACCCAACGGGGCACGAAGACGCATGGTAATCTGCTTACCTGCGGCAACAGATAGGTCTCTGTTTACTTGAAATATGCTATTGCCGTCTTTCCCCATAAAAGCGGATAACTGCATATTCTGTAGCATATATTCAAACGCTGTTTTAGGCCATTTCTCTTCCGAGAGACGGTTGTCTGTTAAAAATTGTGTATCAGCCATAATTACTTCCTATCTCGCCTAAGTTATCGACGAGAAACGACATTATGTATGTCTGATATTAGCGAAACATGAAATTTGTAATTTCGCTAATATCGGCATCATCGTCGTCATCGACTTTAGACTGCTTACCCACTGGTACTGCCGGAACGACCGGTTTAACAAGGGGTTTTTGGTTAGTTGATTTTTCATTTTTGCTTGCCAATGTTTGACGAGCGGTGATTACGCGACGATTTAACTCTTGCAGAGGTTTTCCACCCGCTTGTTTAATAGCAGATGTTGCCAAATTATACAAAACAGTTCCAGCCCGTTTTCCATAAGGAGCCAAATTAGCTACATCTTCTTCTGTAACCAATCCCTGACTACGAGCCAATCCAACAACAGCATCAAGGGTCAACTCTTCTGACCCCATCTTTTCAGCAGAATACATATCCCTTGCTAAAGCAATACCTTCTTCTACCTGCTGTCCCTGGGTTTGCGTTCTGGTTTGCACTGCCTGCTGTTCTGTTTGGACATTATCCCATTTTCGCTGTTCCAGCAATACTGTTGCAGTTACAGCCTCTCCAGGATACTCTTCATCAAATATCTCTAAAGGGGATTTAGGGAGCGAGGGAGGATCTTGTTTTGCTTTATCAGCCATCTGTCCCAATAACTCTGCTCTGGCTTCAGCCTTTGCCTGAGCTATTTGAGACGCAGTAAGCTGCTGCCTTAACTCATTTTCTTTATCTCTCGCTTTTGCCCTTAATTCAGCATGAACAGGTATAGGTACATACCCTTCTGGTACTTTGTCTGCTGGAGGTTCTTCCACTGGAGGTTCTTCCACTGAAGGTTCTTCCACTGGAGGTTCTTCCACTGGAGGTTCTTCCACTGGAGGTTCTTCCACTGGAGGTTCTTCGATCACGTTATCAAACATCTCTGTCAATACATCAGTTCCTGTTGTATCTAATCCACTCATATCTTTATTCCTCAATTAACCGTTAGGTATACGTTCACCGCGAAAAACCGTCGCGTAGCGTTCTCTGGCGATTACCGCTCGCCATTGCGTACCTGCTATTAACTACCGAATAACTCGATAGGGGTCAACCCATGAGTGCTTCGGTCAACTTTGTTTTTGCTTTTGTTTTTAGTGGTTTTTTCCATAAACCGGCACCAATCAAATCCAGCTCACGCCTCCATACTTTACGCAGTTCCATCGGGTAGTTATGGGTGTTACTTCCGTGGAGTCTGGCATTGAGATACAATTTACGTTTTTCAGCCTTACCTAGTTTATTGTAGCACTTACTACACATACCGTATGTTGTTGCTTCCACTTTAGGGTGATTGGGGCATGTTCTAATCACATCACCTTTAGGTGCTTTTTCTGATTTAGTATCCACCAAAGGATCGTCCTTTACGTCGGTATTGATCTTTTCCTCTGGAACAGGAGTCGGTTTGGATTTAGTCGGTATAACCGGGAATCTACCGGAGTACTTCTTTGGTGTCCCCTTACTATCTTTGTCTGTCATGGTATTTCTCTTTACAATTTAATATCAATTTAGATTTACGATTACTAGGTTTCTTTTTATTAAAAAACCGCCATATCTTATTTGTGTTATCCCACTGCCTTTCTATTTTCAACACTTCAGGGCCAGGGGCAGAATCAAAGACTTCTTGTGGTATTTCGATAGTTCCTACTTTACCCAATAATAAGTATAACAAAGCATTCATATCTTTACCAGACAAAACCGAAACTTTTTCTTGTTCACCGGTCACATCACCATCTGAGTTTGTTTCAACCATATTTACCTGTTTACCTGTAATCTTAAAGCATTTGGGACATTTAGGTTCTAACACCAAAACACCTTTAGCATCTGTTAATGGGCATTCATGACCACAACTAGGACATTTTAAATGGTTCATTTTTGAAGTAGCTATCATAATTACGCCGCTCCCGCCGCCATCTGGGGCATTTGAGGTATATCAGCTTTAATTTCTTCTTTATTAGACACATCAGTAGCGTCTATAAGTTGATTACGGGATACAGGTAACTGTTTCGACTCTATCAAAGCTCTGTTAAGCTCAAATACCTCTACCATCTTCCGCATTCTGTTAGTTTCCGCATGTGGTGCCAGTGATACTTTAACACCATACTTGCCGTATTTCATAGATGATATTTCATCAATAATCATGGCTTTAGCTATCGGAATAGCCAACTTATTGATTTCTGCCATATATTGACCAAACGTCTCAACTTGCTTTTTATAATTATATAATACTGATTTTTGGTATTCTTGACTCTCTCCCTCTAATACCATTAAATCAGGTTTCTGTGGCGTTAGAACAGACGGGATACCCTTTGCTGTTAATGTTTCAACAACTTGCTGCCTTGCCTTATTGAGTATTTCCTCGTCTATCAGTCCTTTTTCGTCAACCAACGCCATAATCTCTTGTTCGGAATACACACCAGCATGTCGGATTATTCCAAGGACTATTTCGCCAAGAAGTTCCTGTGCGTAATCCCAATTGCTTCCGAGATTAGATGTATTCTGTAAAGACCAGTTTTGTTTTGCTATTACTGACCGGCCTGATTCGTTCTGTGATATATCCTCCGGGGTTTTTAATTGTACCTGACTAATTTCCCCTATAAAACGACTACCCTTTTCTGTTACGAGATCAAAACTGGCCGGGAAAGCGTTTTGTTCCAGCTTAGCTACTTTACCACCGCCTTCTGATTCATCTATAACAATACCATCTTCGCTGCCATGATCCTGTAACCATCGCGCAAACTTACTTGTTGTATCACGGGCAATTTTCCACCCTGTATTTGCCAATTTCCTAATAAGATTAAGTTCCATAGACCACGCCCAGTTGACCTGATCCTGCGGCCCGATAAGGTTCTCAACCACACTAAACTCATACCCATTAACAAAATACGGGGCAAATCTAACGAGAGGATATAATGTCATCCCTTTAAACGGATTTCTTTGGTAATCTAACAACACAGATCCTACCATGCGTGATCTATGCAAAACAGTAACTATGATGGGATTCCCATGTTTGTCTTTTTCGATAAGCTCTATTTGTGGTTGTTTTGGTTGTTCCGGCAATTTCTCGCCCATAGATTCAGCGTATTGTTCAGCCACTAATTGAAGCTGTTTTATCTGTTCTTGTTTTTTGATTAAATCTTTGACGTAGTTTATTTCAGCGGCCTTGGTAAGTGCCATAGCATTTAATAAATCCCCGTCTTTTATCAGGTATGCTCCTTTTTCATAAGTCTTCCAATAATATTTTGAAACACGAAATTTATGCTTACTATACTCCGTATCTTCCTTAGACAAATCAATCTCTGAATCTCTATATGACGTTTTTTGGATATTTGTTTTTCCTCCAAACATCCAATTCACCAAACCATTAAAAACCCCACCATATCTCCGGTTAGTTATTTCATCATCACCTAGTTCATTTTTACTTCCAGGGTATTTCTTTTTGATATACCCCTGATCTACCCACTCTTCTATAATAACATATTTAGCCCCATTTTTGGTGTCATTATAATCATACGATTTACACGAAGGGTCTGGAATTACCATAAAAGGATCGAGCTTACGAATTATAATATCACCGTTTATGGGATCATTATCAAAGGAAACATCTGCTTCAAGGAAACCTCTGGAACATCTAATTCCATCCTCAAAACACTGATTCTGCTGCCTGATGGCGTGCGACATATCTATCGTGTGTTTTGTTAATGCGGTAAGTAATTCTGCCCCTTTTTGTGTTCCGCCCCGTAAATTCTTTATAATAGAATCTTTAGGATTTTTGGCATCATACCCACTTAACTGGTTTACAATAGGGAATATTCTGTTGATTGTAAGAGAAAATTTTCTACGTGCTTTATTGGCATCTAAAACCTTTTTATCCCATTGCTGACCAACAGCATACCTTTCACACTTACTCATACGTGAAAAAGTCGTATCGTTACCTGATTCCCCTTCAGAATGAAAATCCGACAAAGATTCTAACATTGCGTCTTTTTTATTTTCTGATAATTTGACCATATTTGCTATTGTTCTATATAAGTCGATTTTGTCAAGTATTTTTTATGTATTTTTTTTAATATTTTTTATTCTTTAACAGCATATCATCGGGTCGTTAAATGTAACAGGCCCCCGTCGACCATAGTCTCCACCCGGCCCTTTTGTATCCCACATGATTATATCTTCCTCTGGTGTTACGAACTGAGACCCATGGACACCCATAACAAAACTATCCGCATCATCTGGAGAACAACCTAAATCCTTACGTATTTCGCCTTTTGGTATGATCAACATTTTACCACTTCCTGTCGCTTTATATTTACTGGCTTTAGGTAATTGCCGAATAAGCTCTTTTTCACCATCTATCGGATAAACTCTTTGTTTGCGTATTTGATCTGAGGTGTACCCATATGCCTCTGCTCTTTTATTCGCATAAATACTGGTTTCCTTATTTGTGGGACTTTCAGCCGAATTAAAATATTGAACATGATACCCTGCTTCATCTGCCGCCAACAAATCAGTTACCCCTTTACCGTTTCCTATACAATCACTTATGATATTCTTAGTTCCTATTTTTTGGCACATCAATTTAGCTTTTAAAGCTATTTCTTCTGTCTTTAAGGGATGTGAGTGGTCTAATTCTGTTGTTTTGGTATTTACCATACCACGAATAGAACATATATCCCCGCCAAATGCTGTATCTATCGATATTATTTTCCGAGTTAGAGGACGTAATCCAGGCAGTTCTGACCACTTTATCAATTTCAAATCATCCAACATAGCAGAGTTAATTAAACACATTTCCTCTTCTGCTATATCCTCACACCCATACTCCTGTCGGTATAGAGGTAGCGGCATTTCTTTTTTAGCAATCTCTAACTGCTTAGATGTTAATAAACCACTGGCTTTTCCTGCTGTTGAATCATACGCAGGCAGTGCTTCCACAACCCACCGTGAATCGTCTTCCCTTTTTTCAGACATTTCCTGGGCATGGTTACGCCCAAAAGCTGTCTAGATAAATATCGCCCATCTATCCTGAAACAAGTTAATCATAGGAAAAAATATAGCTGTCCAAC